TTTGGATCACCGTTAACAAATATACACACAACTTGTGTTCCTATGTCAGGAGGTGTGGCCCAAAATCCATAACTGTTTGGATTATTGATATATTTGCCATCACTATCAGGACTACCTGTATTAGGTGTGTAACCAAAGAAAGGACTCATGTAGCTTACTGTAGTCCAATATGCAGGGTTATCATCTTCTGCACTATTCAATCGATTTATGTAAACTTGTATCTTTCCTGAATGCATTGGATCAACATTGTTTCTCACAATACCAATAACAGGATGAGGTATTAAAGATGCGCCGCCCCTATCATCTTGATATGCTTTAAACGTGCCTCTTAATTTTACTATATCTTCACTCATTCGTTTACCTTTGTGTTATCTGCCTCTGGGGACCACTGATCTGGTTGTATTTGAAGTATCATAAATTCTAGCAGCACCTCTACCTAAAATTCTAGTCTTATTAGTTTCTCTAGTATCATCTTGCATTGGAGTATTCACAAATGCCGCTTCGCTACCTGTTATCATTGAATTAGTTTGATCATCATTTGGACTAGCAGTATTAGTTGTAACTGGTTTATTTTGTTTGGCGTACTCTCCTGCTAAACGTAGTTGTTCTTCGGTTTGTGGTACTGGTTTTGTTAACAATGATGGTCTGTTATTAGTTACTCTAGTTTTTTTATACGATTCTCGCTGGTCATTTTGTGTTTTAACAACAGGAGTAGATGCGGCGCTTGGGAAATTAGGCAATATAGTTTTTAAATCTTGCGTGAATGTACCTTTTGAAAATCTACTAATAACTTCTAATATCATGTAAATCATTCTGCCGTTAGACTGAGATTTTATTGGTTCTGGATAATCCCAAAATAGTATGTTACTACTTGGATTTAATAAACCAGACTCTGAATAATTTTGATCTCCCGAATCACTATAGGTGGTATTATAATCTTCTACTTGTTTGAAATCTAATTCAATGAATACTTGCCCGCTATTAGGATTTATTGCAAAATCATCACCATAAAATTGCTTTGTTATTAGTGCTACAGGACCTGAACTTGATGGCATCAGATAGTCAGGGTCCCCTAAAATCTGTATTTGTGCCTTCAATTGGTCTGCTGGGCTATACAAGAATGCTTTAATATTATTCTCAAACTCAAATGTACCTGGCAATTTACCAGTCGCATCGGCTGATTGGCCTGGTACTGCTTTATTTGGTGCCCCATCTTTGATGTTAGCATTGGCGGCTGCGCTCATTAAAGCGGCAGTATTGAAATACAATAGATTATATTGCTGTTCATATTTTAAAATTTCAGAATTTTTTCCTGTATAAAAATAGTCATATATTTTTGATGCGCCGGTATACGGAGAATTTGTTCCAGTAACTAGAGAACGCACATACGGTACTTGATATTTTTGTATTACATAATTGATTTTATATGCATAATCATTACGGATAGAGTCTTCTCCAACTATTGAAACTTGCGGCGTAATGTTCCACCATGATAGTGGTCTAGCAGATTTTTCTTCAAAATCCTGTACATTATCTAATACAGTTTCCACATTTTCTTTTTCTAGTATTTTCATTGCGTCACGAATATATGTACTTTGACTTATAATTTGATCAATAGCAGTTAATATTGGAGTACCACTGTTTATCTGAATTAATCTTTTATTTTTTTCTACAGTACTTGCTTGTTGACTTTTTCTTACATTGCTTCCACCAGCATTATTTACTTTTGCTATTGGAGCTCTACTTTTTACGTAACTGTCTTTCTCAACAATTGTTGCATTACCAATTGCGGAATCATTGAAATATACTGAGTAACTATCTGCTACCTGTTGTTTCTTTTCAGTAGATTTAGCATTAGTTATTTCATTTTGTTGCTTAGTTATTTTTTTAAATAAATCTTCTATTGCTGATTTAACCGTGTCTGCTTGAATTTCAATTGGTGATTGTGTTATGCCACGCTTCAGACCAAAACCAATTTGTTCGTTTATGGCTTTTGCCTCTACATCATAGACAGTAACTTTATTATCTAATCTGAAGTTAAATTTAGTTATGACTATAGGAAATGCACGTTCAAAGGCTGCTACTTCATCTGTTTTAGTAAAAGTAGCTGATGTGTTATTAATGGATCTAGATGCTACTTCTCCGTTTGAGTCGTAACCGTAAAATCTAATAACTAATAAAAAAGGAGTGTTGAGTGCTTCAATTTGTTGAGATATATCTTTTTTTATTTTAGATTTTTGTTGTAGTTCTATTTCTGCCTTTACTAATCGTGTCGGGAATGTCATTCCATACGGTTCGTAAATTTTGAATTTGAATCCAGTATTATTAGTAGCAGTAGTAGTTTCTTTGGCATTAATTTTTCCTACTATCTCTAAGTCATCAATAGTGAAATCATAATTAAACCAACTGTTTCTGGGACTATCTAAACCGGCAGTAATACCACCACTTTGTACAATCAATTCTAAATCTTTGATTTGCCAATTCCCAGTTATATTGTAATTGTTAAATGCTTCAGGAGTCATTGCATATAAACTTAATTTGTAAGTAACACTACTGAATTCACTTAAAGGATTCCATGTTCTTCTATCAAGTTTGTTAGGATTGGTGCTATTAGTAGTTCCTGTATCAGTTAATGTTTCACTAGTTGTGCTAGATGTTTCATTTCTGCTAGGTGGGGCAATGCGTGAATTTTTCGCATTCCCTCTATCTTGACCATCATATCGTTTGTTGGCAGCTTGTTTAGCGTACTCTCTTGCTAAACGCTGCTGTTCTTCAGTTTGTGGTACTGGTTCTGTCAACAATGCTGGTCTGTTAAGCCGAGGATCATTAGACATAGTTCCCCTACCACCGGCCCGAGTCAATGCTAGTAATCTTAGATTTGGTATTTCACCACCACCGGCATTTGTAAGACTTGGTAATTCACCACCGGTATTTATAAATGTTGCCATGTTATAATCCTAATGCTGTTTTAAGATTATCAAACTGTGGTAAAAAAATACTCACTCCTGGAACAAAATCAAAAAGAGGATCTTTTAATGTGTTGGGATTTCTTTGTGCAAATACCCACCACAATCTACCATCACGGTACATATCAAATGCAAGTAAGTCAGGGCGCATATTATATGCCAATGTTATTTCCCAAAGAGGATCTAATGAATTCATTGGGACAGGTCTATTAATCATAGTATCTAAAAATTGATTATTATACACCTTACTAAGATAATATGGGCTAGATTGTGGGTATGACATTACCAGATACCTCTCTTTAATAATTCACCTGATGCGTATTTTTCTAAACTGAAATTATTTGAAATATCTGCGCGGGTTACTATTGGTAAAGCGTTTAAACTTAATTGAATTTTAGTTGGAACATAAGTAGCCGCACTATTAGATAATGAATTCCACGTTGGGTCTTTTGATATACCACCGATTGGAACTCTACTAGCCAGTGCTCTTATTTTTGCTACTAGTCCGGCTGCGCTACCTGTATCTTTGGCTGCATACGCACTTACATTTTGACCAGCCCATTGTGTTGTACTGCCTGCACGAATGTAATCTACGCCGTCTGGTAAATTATATTGAAACGATGTCAGTACGATTGGATGATCGCTAAATTGATATTGACCGTAGCCCAATAAGTAACATAACGGTGGGGGTGTTCCTGCTCTCGGGTCTGCGTCTTGCCCATAGAACATCTTAGTAACAGATTTGAAAAAATGTATTACGGCTAACATGTATAATGCTTCGGTAGTATCTTGTGCTGTGAAGTCAGCAGTAATTTGTATTTCTTCTACTGAACTATTTTTATAGAAATATTGTTTATAGTTGGTATGAGTCAAATCGCTAGGGTCATAGTTAGCACGATATGATATATTAATTTGGGGTGTATACGGGAAAATGACTCCGTTAGTTCCTTTTAATGGGTAAAGAAGATCTCCTTCTTTAGCAGTGTTGTACAAATAGTTAGCTTGTTGTGCAAGTTGTAGTCTGATTCGCCAATCATCTTGCTGGCGTGCATTTCGTTGAGTTTGTGCGACTGCTCTAGACCTAGCTGAGTTTGCATTGATGCTTCTAGTGCTAGGAGGCGCTGGACTTTTAGAAAGTAAACTTCTTGTTTCTTTATCTGATTCTTCTGTTTCTCGTTGAGCCTGTATTATAGCGTCTTGTTCTGCTTGAGTTGCACCACCATATGATTCTGCGGCAGCTTCTTGTTGAGCCGCTATAATAGCATCTTGTTCTGCTTGTGTGGCTCCCCCGGCAGTATCATAATAATTATCCCCCGGGGCTTGCCCTTCAATTTGATCAAATCCTTGATTAGGAGGAGGTACATATAGATCACCAAAACCAATTGTAGGTGGGGCGGTCTCTATCGTTTCATTTGGTCCTCCGTCGGGAATCTCGGGGATGTATGAATCATTGGATGTTGGGTCTGTTGCCATGGAGTAAACCTTTGCTAAATATATTTATCGCACAAAAAATACCACTTTTTTACCATAACGCTTTGTTTCTTACAACAAAAGTGTTATACTTGCCACATCACAATAACGGAGATTTATGAGTATAGCAGTCAAAAAACCAGTCAATTATCTTAATAACAAAGACATTCTAAAAGAGATTCACCTAAGCAAAAATGCATATTGCACTTTCTTAGATAACGAAGTGGATCACCGGTATGATTTCATAGTAGATTTACCAACTGAGCCACTAGAAAAATCATTAGCATATGCATTAAAGCGTGATAATATCAGGCAAGCTAAAGAAACTAGGGCGGCACGACTAAGTGCCGAGTTGGGTGAAAAAGATAGTGTTGATCCAAAAAAGATTCCCACTAGTGACTTAGTATTTCGTGTAATGACTTGGGATCATGTTCCGGTTGCACCTAAACAACCCAGAAAAGTTGATAAGAAGAAAACTGCAAAAGATATCTTTGAATTTGAAGATGAAAAAGATGAAATTTTCGCAGACCTAGAAGATCCTACAACTGCTAAAGAAATTGATGACATGGTTCATGTCAAAGTTAATTTTCCGCCATTCCAGCATTTTAGATTAGATAGTACAAATACTTTTCAATGTATCGGCAAAAGTCATTGGACAGGTGGCTTGGAAAACGGAGAGTTCAGTAAGGATCACGGCAATATTACTAATAAGTTAGCCCGTATGTATATTATGATGTGTGAAAAATACGCTATGAAATTCAATTGGCGTGGGTACACATACAATGATGAGATGCGTAACAGTGCCATTCTACAGCTTACGTATGTTGGGTTGCGATTCAACGAAGCCAAATCTGCAAACCCATTTGCATACTACACAGCCGCAATTACTAATAGTTTCTGTCGTGTATTGAATAGTGAAAAACGAAATCAAAACATCCGTGATGATATTTTAGAAATTAATGGGCTTAACCCAAGCTGGACTAGACAAGGAACGTCTAGTATGGTATACGAAGAATAATTTAACCAACAGAGTTGCTAATCCAACTCTGTTTCTATATAATACATGAATGAGTAACCTTTTCAAGAAAGCCGCTGTCTTTACAGATATACATTTTGGTCTAAAGAGCAACAGTCTACAACATAATCAAGATTGTTCTAACTTTGTAGACTGGTTCATACAAAAAGCAAAAATTGAGGGATGTGAAACTTGTTTCTTCCTTGGTGATTATAATCATCATAGAGCAAGTATTAACATCCACACTTTGCAATTTGGATTACAAGCATTGGAGAAACTAAATGATAGCTTTGATAGAGTATATTTTATACCAGGCAATCACGATCTTTATTATCGTGACCGCAGGGACATTCATAGTATTGAGTGGGCTAAACATTTACCAAACGTACAAATCATCAACAACTTCTTCAAAGAAGGAGACGTAGTAATCACACCCTGGCTAGTACAGGACGATTACAAAAAGATTCAAAAACTAAGTGGCAAATATATGTTTGGTCATTTAGAATTACCTAGATTCTACATGAATGCTATGGTAGAAATGCCTGATCATGGCGAGATTAACGAAGACCATGTGAAGGGTTTTGATAAAGTATTCAGTGGGCATTTTCACAAACGACAAGCACGTAAGAACATTTGGTACATAGGTAATAGTTTCCCACATAATTATGCTGATGCAGGTGATGATGCACGTGGTATGATGATATTGGAATGGGGTGAAGAGCCTGTATTCCATAGTTGGCCACGTCAACCATTGTTTAGAGTTTATAAACTTAGCGATGTGTTAGAAAATCCAGAAGGGTTGCTATTGATTGATAGCCATGTTAGAGTACATCTTGATATTGATATTAGCTATGAAGAAGCAAACTTCATCCGTGAAACTATGATTCCAGAACACAAACTAAGAGAAATGGCATTGATACCCATGAAGGTTGAACAAACTGAAACTCAAGGCTTTGACGGTCTTAAGTTTGAAAGTGTGGATCAAATTGTCATTGACCAGATTAACAGTATTGAATCAAACACATTTGATAAACGAATTTTGTTAGAAATTTACAATAACCTATGATTTTACTAAAGAACATTACATTACGAAACTTCTTATCAATTGGACAAGTCACTCAAGCAGTTGACTTTAACCGCCAAGACTTAACACTTATTCTGGGTGAGAACTTAGACTTAGGTGGTGATGGCGCTCGTAATGGTACAGGTAAAACTAGTCTAATTCAAGGCTTAAGTTATGCATTGTTTGGTGTGCCCATTAACTCAATCAGAAAAGACAATTTAGTTAATCGCACAAATGCTAAAGGCATGCTAGTTACCCTAGAGTTTAGTGTGAATGGTATTGACTACAAGATTGAACGTGGCCGTAAGCCAAATCTATTGAGATTTTATGTAAACAATGATTTGCAAAAAGGTCTAGATGATGCACAAGGTGAGAACAAAGAAACACAAGCCCAGATTGAAAAAATCATTTGCATGTCTAGTAGTATGTTCCGTCACATTGTAGCATTGAATACTTACAGCGAACCATTCTTGGCACTAAAAGCAAACGAACAACGTGAACTCATTGAACAACTCTTGGGTATTACACTACTATCTGAAAAAGCAGAATCAATAAAGTTATTGTTAAAAGAAACTAAAGATAGTATTCAACAAGAAGAATTCAATGTAAAAGCGATTGAAGAAGCCAACAAGCGTGTAAAGGAACAGATTGAAGCGACTAAACGCAGACAAAAACTGTGGCAGACCAAGCATGATGAAGATTTTACTAGACTTGCTACCACATATGAAGATTTGAATAAAATTGATATTAGTGCTGAGTTACAAGCACACAAAGATTTAACAGCATACAATCAAAAACGCAAAGAAATTGATGACCTTAAAAAGTATATTGCAAGGTGTGAGACTGATGAAGCCAAAGAACAAAAGACCATAGAGAAGCTAAAGAAAGAAATTGAAGATTTAAAAAATCACACTTGTTATGCATGTGGGCAAGAATTCCACGATGAGAAGCATGAGGCAGTATTAACTAGCAAAATAACAGCGTTAGAAGAGGCTGGGTTGCAATCATTAGCAACCAATATTCAGTGGGCAGAGAATACCGACAAATTGCAAGCGTTAGGTGAGTTAGGCAGAATGCCAAATACACATTATGACACTGAAGCAGAAGCAGTAAAGCATTCAAGTCAACTTGCCAATATATTGACTCAAATTGAAAACAAAGTAACAGAGACTGATCCATATAGCGAACAGATTGAAGAAATGGAAAGTCAGGCATTGCAAGCAATTGATTTTGACTCTATTAACAAACTAACTAAAACAATGGAACATCAAAAGTTCTTACTAGATATATTAACTAGCAAAGATAGTTTTGTTCGTAAAAAGATTATTGACCAGAACTTATCATATTTGAATAGTCGTTTAACACATTACTTAGATAAGATTGGATTGCCCCATCAAGTTATATTTCAAAATGATTTGCAAGTTGAAATCACAGAATTAGGGCGTGAACTTGACTTTGACAATCTAAGTCGCGGTGAGCGTAATAGATTGATTCTAGGCTTGAGTTTTGCATTCCGTGATGTTTGGGAGAACTTATATGCACCAATCAATACACTATTCATTGATGAACTGATTGACAGTGGGTTAGACACCATGGGAGTCGAAAATGCTATTGCTATTCTTAAGGATATGAGTCGTAGACGGCATAAATCAATTTGGCTTGTAAGTCATAGAGAAGAATTAGCAGGGCGTGTCCCTAGCGTCTTAAAAGTTGTGAAAGAAAATGGGTTCACAACATACAGCACATCCGTAGATATAGAATAATTTGGAACGAGAAATTAGAGATAAGTAGTAGTATGCCAAGTCCACAGAAAAACAAAGGTTCAGGATACGAAAGAGAAGTTGCAAAATTTCTCTCAGATTTGTACGGTGAAAGTTTCATTCGTGCTCCTGGGTCTGGTGCATATGTGGGAGGCAAGAATCAAGCCAGAACTCAATTCTTACATGAGGGACAGATTCGTTCTTTTAAGGGCGATATTGTTCCGGGAGAGAGTTTCAACAAAATGAATGCAGAGTGCAAGTTCTATGCGGACTTCCCGTGGCACCTATTACTTACAGGTGAATGCAAACAACTTGATTCATGGCTAGAACAATTACTTGATGTAGAAGATATTGACGATTTGAACATTCTTTTTATGAAGTTTAATCGTAAAGGTCAATATGTCGCAGTACAAGGAAAACTAACATGGAAAGCAGACAACTGTTTATTCTATAGTAGTCCAACATACGGTGATTGGGTCGTAATGGAACATTCTAGCTTTTTCAAAAATAATGCAGAATTAGTAAAATCATATTCAGGCACATCAGACACCAAGTCAAAATCAAATATTCTTACTTTTAATACACCACAATTAGCAGGCTGAGTTGTCAGTCCTCCTTGAGTTTGTACAGATTGTGCTGTGCTGACGGATCTGGAGTATGCGTGTTAGCAATAACATGGAACACCGAGAAGGCAATCGGAAAAGCGAACCTTCAATGAGTTTATATCTCACTCTATCTTGCGGATATAAAACATGCGTTGTCGAAGAATCAAATTAAATTTGATAGCTTCACTACAGTCCCAGAAATACTTTACAGGACAACCGGTGGCAAATAGTGACATAAAAAGTTAATTATTTGGGGAATAGATGGCAATGGATGACGGGCATGGCAAGTTACCAATGGTAGTGCAATATTGCACTACCATGGCTTCAAAGCGGCAATATATCTTTAACTCATTAATCCTTAATGAATATCTAAAACAATACCGATTGTGATACTGAGCGAAGCGAAGTATTACAGAAGGTAGATGACCGAAGGTCATCTCTAAAGAATAAGTAAGTATAAGTTATTAGAAATGAACAGTTATGGTTAAAAGAATGGTAACTTGCTATTCTTAGTAGTCTCTAAGTTATCATCAATAATTTTAGATATGGTTTCTCGTTCTGAGATGCTAAGGTTTAAAATATCTGTATAAGATATTCCCCCTCTCATATACCACGCCATCCGCAAAGAATCCGACTTAATAGCGTTACATTCTTTATCCATGTTTTCAATAAGACTTGATACACCTTCGGAATCAAGTGTAAGAAGTCTTAATCGAAAAAATCAGTGACATTAACACTGAATGGTTGTTCGTATCCGTGTCCACAATGAACACATGTTATTTTTAACGGTTTGTTTTCTGTGCTTCTGCGTAAGGTTACACTATGTTCTTGTACGGTATCATAAGTTTTCTTGTCACATTGAGTTAAGAACTCAAATATGAATTGATTTTCAAATACAGTAGCTGTGGGTACTCTCATGTATTCAATAGTTGATGCAACTAATTTCATAGTCATCTGATTAATTTCTAGTAATAATTCACTACCTTTTGCATCTCTACTAGTATCATCTTCAATTTTAGATAGCATCTGCAAAGCCTTCTGTACGTGAAATTGTGCCAATGTAGCTTCATTCATTTCGCTAAATTTCAATGGTTTAAACTTAAACGTAATCTCACCAATTATTAATGGTTCGTTATAGTTTCCGGGTTTGAAATCGGCTAATACCCCTGATAGATTCAAATCGTATTTACCAGTTTCTTTGCATTCAGGGCAGTCAGTTTCTATTTCCATATTGCTACCATGGGTAGCGGCACGTATTGCAACTAATATAGGATCTATATCTACATTAGATAGTTGCCATGGATCTTTGATATTAGGAATACAGCTTTTTATAACTTCTACTACAGCAGTGCCATTGAACAATGCATCAGGGGTTCTGCTAGTAATCTCATCAATAGCAGTCATTGGATACACGGGTAATTCCCCGGTATCAGGCATATCTATAGTTCCTTCTGGATATCCTAGTCCCCCGCTGGGTAATTTTAGATAAACGGCCGGTCTACGGAAATACTGCTTTAGTGGATTGTCTGACATAAAAACTCCTATTATTCGGTATGCTAAATACTATATACCCAATTATTTAGCGACTACAAAACTATGGCCGATATTTCTCCTGAACAACAAGACTCGTTTAACCGATTTATGGAATCAGTTACTGAGGCACAGGTACGCCTTACTGTAGCTTCAGCGACCATCACTACATCTTCAACTAGCATATCTGACAGTTTGTTTAAAGCAAGAGGAGATTTAAACAAACTATCTGACGCATTAAAAATCAGTACTGTAAATTTAGGAAATCTTGCAACTGCGCTTGGGGAGCAGGCAGAAAATACTAAAAAAGCATCTGAAAATGTTGAACAAGCATTTGAAAATGTAGCAAAGTCTGCCGGTAATGTAAATTTTGGTAATTTAAATCAAAGTACTATCGCAATGGTAGAAGCATTCAGCAAATTGACTGGAACCACTCATGATCAAAGTGTTGCATTGTTGACTGCTAATGGTACATTAAATGCGTTTGGATTACACCAAACGGAAGTGTTAGAGTTAGTAAAGATTGAAAAAGAATTAAAAGAGAAAGCAGATAAACTTAGAGCCTCATTTGATCAATTTGCAACTACACTTGGTAGTGCTGGCATAGGAATGTTCAAAGCATTAAACAAAGCTGAAACAGGTACTGGCAAATATGCTGATAGTGTAGAAAAAGCAGCCGGCGCCACGGCAGATTGGTTAGGTTCATTTGGCCCATTAGGCAAGATTGTTGGCATGTTAGTCAACGTTATGGGCACATTGGTAGGAGAAAGCCTAAGACAGAACGATGCACTAGTTAAAACTTATCAATCATTATCTAAGATTGGTCAAATTGATAGTACTAATCTTCAAGAATTATTAAATGATCTACAAAAAACTGGATTAAGCGTACAAGAGGTAGACAAGTATGTAGCCGCAATATCAAAAGTAAGTCCAGAGTTAGCCAACCTAAGTTCAACTGTGGGCCAAGGTAGAAAGATTTTTGCTGAAGTATTTGGTCAAACGTTAAAAGAAGGAACTCAAAAAGAATTATTTCGTTTGGGTTACACCATGGAAGAAGCTGTCAATACGACAGGAAGTTTTATAGCCAGTTTAAGTCTTGCAGGTAATACAAATAAAAGAACAACTGCAAGTTTAAACAAAGATACGATGGGTTACTTACGTAATCTAAATGAATTATCAGCATTGACCGGAAAAAGTCGTGAAGAAGCAGATAAGGCTAGAAGAAAGCAAGAAGAAGATTTGGCATTTCAATCATATCTGAATACACTGGGCGCCGAAGAACAAAAAAAAGCAAGATTGCAAGTTCAAGCATATTCGTTAGCATATGGGGAAGATTATGCAACTGGGGCAAAATCTATCATACGTACAGGTGGTGCTATTGTAGATGAATTTGGTGCTAAGATATTACAGTCTGTAGGCCCGCAAGGTATTGCCGGTATGGTAGATTTTGGTAAACAAAAATTTGCCAATGATCAATCAATGATGGATGGATTGTATAAAAATCTGCAAGGTACCGCGCAGTTATTAGAGCCTAAATTTAAACAATTTGCAACACAATTACAATATGGCGGCGCCGACTCTGTAAAAGAATTTGGGCAAAGTATAGAAACATACCGAGGAATGATGGCATTCCTCGGCAAAGATGAAAAGGCTTTAGCTGAATTTAGAAAAAACATTGCTAAGAAAGAATCAGGCAATAGAATTGAACTTTTTGGTAAACAAGAACAAGCAGAAAGAGCAACCAGAAGTGCGTTAGAACAATTTAATTATACCTTGGGAAATATAACTACTCCAATTATTGTTGGGTTTGGTGAGGTAGTAAAACAATTTAGTTTGCAGATAGCTAAAACTTTAAAGTGGTTTGGCGGCCCTGATTTAACCGGTATGTTTAAAACTTATGAAACTATATCAGATGTAAAATCGACAATACAAGAAGAAGAAGAAAAACAACTTATATTATCCAAAAAGAAAACAAGAGTAGAACAAGAATTAACGGAAGCATTAGAAAAAAGAAAACGATTAGAAGATGTAAGTGAAGAATTTAAGAAAAAACACGGGGTTAAACAATATCAAGAAGGTCTTGCTGGCCAAGACAATAATATAAAAAATATTAAAGATAAGCTAGCTAGTATTAAAGATTCTATTCAAGTTAGCAAATATACTGCTGGCCAAGCTAAAGTTGCCTCAGTTGGAATTACTAATAAAACTCCTACTAGTATAGCAAAATCTGAAGAAGGAAAAGAAAAAAATCCATTAGAAGGCCTTAATATTAAGCAAGGGGATGTACATCGTGAAGGATCTACCTTAGATCCTAAACTTATTGAATTAGCTAGATCAATTCAAAGTAGCGTGCCTGGCTTTGCTCATTTTAATTCTTTTAATGACAAATACCATAATGATAATGTACCGGGTAGTAAGCATGTACAAGGTAAAGCATTAGACTTTGCCCTACAAGAATTCCCTTCAATTGAAGCAGGGCAAGCACTGGTGGCACAATTAAAAAAAGCAATGCCCGGAATTATGGTTAGAGATGAATATAATAATCCTTCTTCAAAAGCAATAGGCAAAGGACATATTCATGCCGAATTGGGCGCAAAGACAGGTGGATTCTTTAAAGGACCGGAGTCTGGATATCCAGTACAGTTACATGGTAAAGAAGCAGTAGTACCAATATCAGTATTGAAAAATTTTCTCGACTTTTATAAAGAACAGAACACACCTAAAGTATCAGATAACTCTATCACCAAACAGCCATTATCTGAATTGACCAATTCAATGAAAGAATCTAGCAATGATAACTCTATATTACGTGATTTAATCAGTACATTGTCTATTAAATTTGATGATTTTATTTCAGAACAACGTAGATCCAGTGATATCAGCGCAGAAATATTGACATACACCAAGGCTTAACAGATAAATATTACACTATGTCATATAAAAAGCGTTTCCAAAATTTATCAGGACAACAAAGTCCTATCTCCGGCTATAACAACAACACCGGAGCCTGGAACGGTCCTGGGCAAAATAACTCAACCGGAGGATGGAACAATACTGATTTTGGATACAAGAATTATCAAAGTCGTTTACCAGAAGTTTATACCGGTCACCCAAATCGTATTGAACGCTACAACCAATATGAAATGATGGATGTAGATGCTGAAATCAACGCATGTTTAGATATCATCAGCGAATTTAGTACACAGAAAAACGATCAAAACAATACACCTTTTGAAATAGAATTTTCAGAAGATCCAACACCCCATGAAGTTGAATTGATTAAAAAACAACTACAACAATGGTGTAAGCTAAACGAATTTGACACTAGAGTGTTTAAGATATTCCGTAATAGTATTAAATATGGTGATCAGGTATTTGTAAGAGATCCAGAAAACTTTAAGTTATATTGGATAGATATGACTAAAGTTAGTAAAGTCATTGTAAATGAAAGTGAAGGCAAGAAGCCAGAACAATATGTTATTAGAGATATTAATCCTAATTTACAAAACTTATCCATAGCTGAAAAGACTTCAACTGACTTCCAAGCACAGCCGCCAACAGCTGGACACAGCGCCCCTTATAGTTATACAATGCCAAATGAACCTACTACTGGTAGTAGATTTAGTTTAGGAATACAAGAAGCTGCCATCGATGCTAAACATGTGGTTCATTTAAGTTTAACAGAAGGTTTAGATAGATACTGGCCTTTTGGTCAATCAGTACTAGAAAACATTTTCAAAGTTTACAAGCAAAAAGAATTATTAGAAGATGCTATCTTAATCTATCGTATTAGCCGTGCACCAGAACGTAGAATCTTTAAGATTGATGTGGGTAATATGCCGAGTCATATGGCCATGGCTTTTGTTGATAGAGTTAAGAATGAGATTCATCAAAGACGTATACCGAGTTTGTCAGGTGGACAAAGTGTAATGGATGCTACATATAATCCATTGAGTATTAATGAAGATTATTTCTTCCCGGTAACAGCAGATGGTAGAGGTAGTGATGTAACTACATTGCAAGGCGGACAGAATTTAGGCGAGATCGATGATTTGCGCTACTTTAACAATAGGTTAGCACGTGGGTTGCGTGTTCCGAGTAGTTATTTACCACAAGGCCCAGAAGATAGCCCAACTCCAATGAATGATGGCCGTGTTGGAACAGCTATGATCCAAGAGTTTCGTTTCAACCAATATTGTGAAAGATTACAAAATTACATAGCACAAAAATTAAATGATGAATTTAAGCTATTCATGCGTTGGAGAGGTTTTAATATTGATAGTAGCTTATTCAATATTAAGTTCAATGCACCTCAAAACTTTGCGTCATATCGTCAAAGTGAATTAGATAATGCTAGAGTTGCTGTATTTCAGACAATGGAAGCATTCCCATACATTAGTAAACGTTTTGCTATGACACGCTTCTTAGGATTGACGGAAGAAGAGTTAGAAGAAAATCAACGTTTATGGTTTGAAGAACGTGAAGAACCGGATACAAGTGAACCTAGTGGAAGTGATTTACGTAGTATTGGAATCAGTTCTGGTGATTTAGAAACTGATGAAGAAAATGCAGAAAATCTACCAGATGAAGATGCACTAAACAATCAGATGCCCCCTGAGATTGGGCCCGCTGTAGCAGGTCCTGAGGCTATGCCAGCAGGCGGTGGTGGCGTACCGCCTCCCCCAGCATAAATAATAGTATGAAACTCTTTGAAATGTACGATGCCCCGGTACAAGGTTACCAAGATGTTAGCAATGACAGTAGCAAATACCGTTATGGGGATACTCGTAAAACTAAACTAACGTTGAAGCAATTACGAAAATTGCGTAAAATGTTAGATGTCAGAAACTACGAACACAATAAGAATCTTAAGAAGGTTCGTAAGCAATATACTCCTGTGGCCGCTGAAGGCCCTGCTTTATAACGTATTACAGGTAAAAGTGTAAAAAAATAGCACTTATTGTGCTATTTTTGTTATTGGCATATAAATAATTCTACACAAGCCATTTAACTCAGGAGACAAACAATGGATAACAAAAAATTTGAACAGCTTATTGATTTGATTATCAATGAGGACGAAGATAAAGCACGTGCATTATTTCACGATATCGTAGTTGAGAAAAGCCGCGAAATCTATGAATCAATGATGGACGAAGAAATGGTCGATTCACCAGTTGAAGGACTAATGGGTCAAATTCAAGCCGAAGAACAAGGTATGACTGAAGAAGAAGATGAATTTGCCGATATCGAAATGGATGACGGTGAAGGCGACATGGACGTTGACCTTGACAGTGATGACATGGGTGACGGCGAAATGGGTGAAGAAGATTTAGAAGACCGCGTTGTTGACTTGGAAGACAAACTAGACCAATTAATGGCTGAGTTTGAAGACCTAATGGGTCAAGAAGGTGGTGATGACATGGGCGGTGATGACATGGATGACATGGGCGGTGATGACATGGGCGGAGATGAGATGATGGAATCTGCCGATGACGAAGAGGAAGAAGAAGTCACTGAAGCAGAAGAAGATGATGAAGAAGAAGAAACGCTTGAAGAAGCAGTTCAACTTCAAAAAGTTTCTGTAACAAAAAACCCAAATGGTGATAATGTAAAAAGTATTACATTAGGCGCAAATGGTAAAGTATCTAGTAACGGTGCTAAAGCTGTGAATTTTTCAACAGGTGAAAGTACTAAGGGCGGAACACAAGGTGGTTTACTAAACCCAGCTACTAAAGACCTAAAAGGTGCAGGATCATTTAAGAATGCTCCAGGCAAAGGTAACTTTAGCGAAAAGGGTGAAGCAGCTCCAAAGCCAAAGCATGGTGATGATGGTGCAGACAAGAAAAGCCCAGTAGCTGA